CGACAAAATAAAAACACCATAAGTATTAGCAATATCTTTTAAACGAGCTGAAAGCATAAAAAGAACATTGTCCTCACGTAGCCTGACACCGCCACTCTTCCTCGTAATCTCGCTTAAGATTTTTAAGCTAGTGTGAATGTAATCATGGACCACGTATTTTACGTCATGGTCTCTAATGCCTTTTTTTATTTTGTTCTCGATATCTTGCAAAGAAAAATCTGGCAGTTCTTCAATCCACAATGTAGCTCGTTTAAGAATTTCTGCCGCCTTGATTACTCTATCTCTTTCTCCATCTTCATATTGGCCATTCAGGATATGTTCTTCATTAACAGCAGAAACAAAAGCCAGCATCATAGTTTGTACTTCACTTTTATCTTGCTCTGTAGCGATAAAAAGAGTTGGTTGAGATTTACCATTTCTAATCCACATACCGAAATCGGGCTCGTAGATTTCGTCGCACGCAAAATTACAGGCATCTGCCACCATAGTGCGTGATTTGCCTACCCCCGTAGCTGCTGACCGAAGATAAAATTTTCTAAGTCTCGCGCCTCTAGTAACCGTATTAATAAGAGGCCCGTAGAGTGGAATTCCAACTTCTGGATGTTTTTCCAAATTCTGGATAAGCGCGAGAATATCATCACCAGCTTGATAGCCTTCAGTCCCATCATCATCAACACATCTTAGCCTAATGTCATCAATACTAGCATCAATCATTTCAGCTATTCCCGCAAGTGAAATGTTATCTAACCAATCTTCTTGCTGTTGTTTCTTTTTTGTATCTAACACATTAGTTGGGTCATAGAATTGACGCATATCTAACCCAAAATTATCATACGCCCGCATAAGAGTGAATTTCTTTAATCTATTGTAGTAATAATTAAAAGTATCTTGAGTAGCTATTTGCGAAATTTTAACTAGATATTCAGGACCTTTATTCTGATGAAAGATTGCATCATATTTTGGCCTATTGCTTAAATAATCTATAACACTATCTATTGTGACGTCATTACCGCTAGAATGAATATTATAAATACTACCAAAGACAATCCTATGAAACTCTTGTGCAAAATCTTCATCAGTAATAGTGTATTTATCTGTTTCATCCAAGATAGAAGGAGTATTTAACACGCATCCAATTACCTGAATAACAGCAGTAGTATCAACGTAATCGCTCATTTCACTCCTCCTCTAGGAAAGAAAAAGAATTATTTCTCCGTTTCATTATTTCTCGCTCAGGAGAAGATATATGAATGGTCTTAGTCGGAAGTATATATTCATCTAAATCTATACTATCATTCTGCTGCTGCGCGAGCCATATAGAGTAGTAATATCTAGCTGCATCGTCATATTGATATGGGATAATTCCTACTCTGCCTTCTGCTTTAGATAAATCGCCATGCTTAATTTCATAATGATAAACTAAAGTTTTAAGCATCCCAGAATAAGTATAATGATATTCTTTAGCGTATTGCTTAATTTGCTTTGTTACTACCGCTGGAATAGTTTCATAACCAAATAATTGCTTAATATAACTATACAAATTCTCAAGGTCTTGCTCTTCTGGAGTTTTAATCTTTATACCTTTTTCCGCACAAGCTTTATGAGCATATCTATTCGATCTAACCTTAACAAATTCAACTTCATTAGCATCGAATGGCTCTTGGCAATAATAACATTTTAATATTCTTTTGGCCATACATATTCCTCCTTTCCATTTAATTTATATAAATATTATATCATATTATAATAAGAAAAGCAAGAGCTTCAAAGCCCTTGCTTTCTCATTTTATTCAACCATATCTTTCATATCCAAAAGAATCAACTCTAACTGTTCGCACTGAGAAGGAGTACAATCTCCGACTTTCTTGCCTTTGCCAAGATATTTCTCAACAAGAGCAGTAATCTTCATTGCGTTAGACTGATTCTGCTCCATAAGCGTACCAACGAGGTTTTGGAACTCACTCATCATGCCTTCAAAGTCATATTCCTTAGCGGCAGTAATCTGCTGTTTTTCATTAGTAACATACTTACCATCAGTCATTTCTGCTTCCTTATCAATAGCCTTGTTAAGAGCGGAAACGAGAGCTTCGTAAGAAAAGTCAATCTCGGGTTCAATATACTTGAAGCGGCAACCGCACCGAATACTATTATCAGGAGAGCGAAGAGTAAGTACCATACAAGATGTACCATCTGCTAGCATCTTAGGATGTGCATAAGCAATAATATCGCTCATATTTTCGATGATAGAAAGTGCAGAACTCTGAATAGAGGAACCAATCTGCTGATATTCAGCTCCGTTCTGCGGCTTAACTGTCTTTTCCTTGTCATGGGACAAAAACACGATTGCATATCCCATTTGAGCCAGAGATCTAAAAGTGTCTTCAAACTCCTTTTTATATTTACTCCAGCCATTATTAGTCCATCCGCCATCCCCAATATTGTCAATTCCAAGCTGATTACAAATATACTTCTGACACATATCAGCAGCAATATCAGCGGTATCCACAATAATACTCTGGAAAGTTTCTTTAACTTCTGGCTTTTTCAACTCTCGCAAGACCTGCTTCATTTCACCCCAAGATGTAATGTCTTGAGCCATCGCGCCCGGTATCGCATTGTATCCTCTTTCGACTAGCTTTAATAGCTAATAGACTATATCACGAACATTTTTTATGTTCCGCCACCGCTTCGGAATAAGGATTTTCACCTTAATCCTACTTCCTTTATGGAATAGTCGTTACACCTTTCTCTTTTGAGACTTGGCACGGGATTCTCTTTATAATCGAGGTTCTTATAAAGCATTCCCCGTTAGCAAATAAGTAAAGACTTATTCACACCCTATATTTATAGGTTCAATGGCGATGCGCCCAATCTAAGCAGTCTAAATAATAAGTATATTTTCTATCTAAACGAGTTTCTTTAGTTGAATTTTCATATAAATAATTTAAAATTCGGATAACTTGTTTTCTTCCACTAATTTGAAAATAATAAGTATTACTATCTTTTTGCTTACTAATGGAAATATTAGTTACATCAAGCTCTTTTCTAATTTCTTCTAAAAATTTACTTGAGCCACTAGTAAATGAAATTCTATAATTATTTGTTCCTTGTAAATAATGGAGACTTCCATCTCCATCAAAATATCCTCTAATAAAATGAGAAATATAATCTCTAGGAATATTAGGAAATTTTTCAATTAAAAAAGTTTTATCAGGAATACATCCCCATTTTTCTAAATCTTGATGAAGCTGTTTATCTTTAATAGAAAATTGATATAATCTTTTTGCGTTTTTCCATCTTTTATCATCAGTCTCAGTAATTTTATGGTTAATTGCCCCGATAGCTTTTTTAAATTTTTCAACGTGTTCTTTATCAGTAATATTTATAGAAATTTCATTATTGCCAGAATGAACACAACCATCAGCATAAAGGAATCCTAACCAATAAGCTTTTTCTTCTGTATCAATCTTGTTAAAATAATACTCATTTCTTGGATAACCTTGTTTATTACCTCTTGAATTAATATTATGTTTATTCAAAAGATTCCTAATTGTACCATAAGAACAATTAAATTCTTTTCCAAGCTGTTTTAAGGTATAATTTTCGTTTAGATATTTATCAATAATGTAGGCCACTTGTTCATCGGTCCAAGCGATTACTCCGCCATTTATACGAGTAATAGTATATAAATCCATATTATTTAAACCTCTTATTTGTTTTTTAAATTGACGCTAGGAGAAGATGACCTGGCATTTGAGTGCCGAAGGTCGTCTTTCCGCTCTTTGCAGGACCAAATAAAAAAGTAATATAACCACTCAAGTCTCGAGAAACCTTATGAGGCTGAACATTAAGAAGATTAATAGCCATTATTCAGCCTCCTTAGAAATTGTATTCGTTCTTATTTACGGTAAATGCGCTAGCATTATTCTGCGAATTTCTCCAATCTTCGGCCCGCTTCTTTTCTGCGGCAAGGTCAATCTCTCTCTTAGTAATCTTCTCCTGCAGCTCCACAGCAGTAATGGTACTCTCGTCATCCCAGATATAAGGTTCAGGCTGCGCCCAATTAATTACATAATCCTTATAGGAAGAAACGACCTCGCGCACACTAGGCTCACCGAACGCAGATTCCTCTTCAATAGTACGAGTAGTAGTCTGAGAAATTTCAACACCCTTAACCCGAGTAAACACAGGATTCCCAGTAGAAGGCTCAAGACTCTCGAAATAGTCAATAGCTCTAGGATTCAGGACGCTAAGTTCACAAGGAAGAATGTCACCACGCCAATTAAAGACTGCACCCTTCACGATACCCTTCTCAGACAGATTCTTACTCTCGTCGGCTTCCTTTCGAGTAAAACCATTGATAATAATATCTGCTTCAAACTCAGACCGCTTCTTGACATCAGACTTGAGTTCACTAGGATTAATCAGATGAATAAATCCACCCTCATTTCTCTTAGTGGAAACAAACTCATTATCCTTAGTATAGAAATCATTTAGTGCAATGTTGGTATTAACTCTCAGACAAGTAAGATTCTCCTTACCATCCTTCATCACATAAGGATACTGACCGGAAACAATACCATCAAGAATCGAGAAATTGTTATTAGAACTATCAATGTAAGAGAAGTAAACACTAATAACATTCATAAAGGTTTCATCAGTAGCAATGCTAATAGTACCTCTAATATAGTCGGTTCCGGGCTTCTTAGAGCTAGGACCAGTAACCTTCTTCTCAAGCTTATGCTCGTAGAGATAACCTTCAATATAAACACTATTTACAAACTTATTCTTAGCCATATTTCTTTTTCTCCTTAATCTTTTTAATTATTATATCATTTATTTATTTTTTAATCAATTATAAATTGCTTCGCATAAGGAACTTCTGTAGCAACAGTATCATAGAAAAATTTCCATTCACTTAGCTTATGACCCTTGCGCTGATGGCAAATATTTCTTAGAACCTCGTAATTTGCTGACCAAGTTCTCGTCTGCAACCAACTTTCAGGCAACCAGCGCACAAGTTCCTTCCAATATCTTTTGTCTTTTGTTTCATTAAATCTTTGGCGTAGTTGTTCTAAATCACTAATGAGACATTCAACTCTCATACCAAGATTTGAATCATCAATTAAATCAAGTCTAGGTTCATAATCGTCTGTTTCAAAACAATCAAGAGTAATAGGAGTGGAAGCAAGTTTGTGCATTGTCGAGGTACTATTCGA